GTTAATTACAGCCTCAACAAATCCGCTTTCTAACACAATTGGAAGTAGTTATGGTTTGTACAACATTGTTGATGTTTATATGCATTTAAGCAATACTGGTACTAACAGAACTGTAACTTGGTTAACATCAAGCGGCAAAATGTTTAGTCAGGGCTACAACAACTTTGGAGAACTTGGTAATCCAGGTATTGCAACCAACGCAACTAATTCACCAGATGAATTACAAAGCAGTACATACAACCCAGTAGTAGTTTATGCTTTCCCAGGTACAAAACCAGTACAGTTAATGCCAAGCGGCTACGGCGGAACATCACAACAAGTACAACATGGTATGTTTGCCATGACAGATATTGGACAAGTATTTGCGTGGGGATCGACTAAGAGTGCAGGTATTAGCCTAGGACTCGAAGGTTGCTTTATTGGTTATAGCCCAACAGCAAGCGTAGGTACAGTTGCTACCGGTCAGACTGGCGCATCATCTACTGCTTATGGCGTGTTTACACCAGTGGCTATTCAGTACGCAAGATAATATTATGAAAATATTAAGTCATATTAAAGGAACGTTAGAAGGATTCATCGAGCACGAACCGCTCGACGGATACATTCCTAAAGTTAGTTACAAATTTTTAGGAGATACAGACAATAAAGAGTTTTATAGTTTTGATCCTAGCGTAGTAGCCCTTGCTGATAACGATGAAAGATTTCAAGTTAAAGTATATGACAAAGAAAACCCAGAAGATGTTGAATATTTGAATAAAATTAAAAACGATTTATGGGTCATAAAAGACGAAACACAAGAAATCAAGAGCAAGTTGAATATGGATTTGTTTACTGTACTTACTAACTTAGCAAGTGGCGATAAATATACTATAGATACACTAACAGCTCTTAAAAAAGAACATGATGATTACTTTAGTAATCTAGGATTTTAACAGGATAACACCATGGCAATTACAGTCTCAGAATTTAAATTTAATTACAGAGGACAATGGCAATCAAGTACATTGTACCTTAAGAATGATATTGTTCAATTTAACAATGCCGCTTATGTCTGCTTACAAAATATTCCAGACGAGTGGAAAATTGCCACAGATAAACAGATCGATACTACTAGTTATTTTACTGGCACTCCAGAAATTTACTTTGCAGACAAGCGTCCAGATGCAGAAACACAATACTGGCGTCTGATTGTTCGCGGAAATCAATTTAAACGCGGTTGGGGCCCACATAAAGTTTACACATACGGTGACGTTGTACGTTACGGTGGAGACTTGTATATGTATACCGGTACCCCAGGTTCAGGTGCAACTGCAACTGCAACTATCAACGGACAAGGTAGCATTGTTTCAGTAACAATTACAAACGGTGGTTCAGGTTATTCACAAGCTCCATTAGTTACATTTGGTTTTGATAGTTTACGTGGCAGTTTTGGCGCACAGGGTTATGCAACAGTATCAGCTGGTGTAGTTACTGGTGTAGTTATTACTAACCCAGGCGTTGGATATCAAACAGCTCCGACAGTTAGCATTAACTTTGCTCCAGTACGTAACACATGGCCTGAAGATCCAACATACTGGGTTCGTGTATTTCAAAATCCAAACAGAGATACTCGTCGTTTAAGCGGGGTAGTATTCCCAAATCATCAACCTTTAGGTTGGACACGTAACTATGGTGATTATCCAAACCCTGTAGTAGCTGACGGTAATGCAGTACAATTTATTGGGGCAGACGGAGTTCCGTACAGTGCCGGTTATCACTATAATGTTGTGGCTGGATCTTCATATAATACAGCAGGCCGTGGTGTCAGAGATTGGACACATAGCTGGCAACCTGCTACATTTACGTTTACTGACTGGATGCGTTCAACTGATAATACAACTAGTTTAGGACTTGGCGCATTACCAAATGCATGGTTACCAACTCCGGACGGTCTTCCTCCACGTTGCGTACAATGGATACGTACTAGTTCAGCAAGTTGCTGGTTGTTTAACAACGGTGAAGTTTACTATTCAGGTATCAACGATGCTAACGGTGTAGCAGGTAATACTGGTACAACACAATATAATTGCTCAACTCGTGTAACTAACTTGGCAACAACTGGTTGGTTAGGCGAAACTTGGCCACGTAGTTTTAACCAAACTAAGATTATTAAAATCGATGCAACAACTGTTGGTTTAAATTCCCAACTAACTGCATCTTGGTTTGCATTAGGTAACGATGGTAGCATGTGGGCATGGGGTTACAACGGCCAAAGTCAATTAGGCTTAGGTAGTGCATTAGCAACAACTAACGGTAACACAACTAGCCAGCCAGCACCAATTCGTATTCCTGCCGCATACTTTGATAACAAGAAAATTGTTGACTTTATTGCGTTCGGCGGCGACTATGGCTCTGTTCTAGCACTAGACGAAGATGGCGACTTATGGGGCTGGGGAACTGACTACTCAGGTGAATTAGGTATGGGCGGTTTTGCCGCAGGTAACTCTGCGAAGTTATTCCCAACTCGTGTACCATTTGACTTTAGAAAGTATGGCGGTATTAAGAAGATGTCTTACGCACACAGTGAAACTAGCGCGACAACTCCATTAAACCGTTATGTAATGATTTTAACAAATGACGGTAGTTTATTTGGTGCAGGTAACTTCCCACAAGGTATGTCACCAAATACACCATTCTATGCCCCAGCAAACACGTTTACTGGTAGCAACGCTGGTAGCTTTGTAAACAGATTTACCAAGTATTTGACCACAAACTACAACATTAAACAAGTTGAAAACTTCTGGATTTTAGGCGATGCATATAGCTGTAACGTTTTCATCCGTGAAAAAGACACTGGCTTAACATACGGTATGGGCGATAACAGTAAGAATACTATTAGTAGCCAAGCAAACGCTTATACGCAAACCGCTGCCGGTGTCACCGGTCCTTGGACATTAATTCGTGGCCCACGCAACGTGATTAGTATTACTAATAATGAAGCAGGATTTGTTGGTGCTAGCCAAACAGGTTTCTTCACTATCATGATGTTAGATGAAAACGGACGTGTATGGGGCCAAGGTGACAACGCATACGGTAGTTTAAGTTTAGGATATGCAGGTAAGAATATTACAACCAGTTCTAACGATCCAACACAAGATCCAGAAACAGGTGGACAATACAACTATTGGCCAATCAGATTACCAAGCAACACTCGTATTAACGCAATTATGGGATTTGGGCTATTCTATCAAGGCGGCCCAACATGTTATGACTTGTCAGGATTTATTACTGATGACGGACAAGTATTATACTGCGGAGTTGATGGAACATCACAGGGCTTAACTACAACAGCTATTGTTCAAGGACAATTAACCTGGGATTTACGTTATCAACAGATTACTACTACAGGTGCAAACCAACCACAAAATCGTTACACTATGCACAGCTTAGTTGGCGATTAAGAATTAATAGGAAAATAAAATGTCAAAAACCACACTTCAACTGCGTAGAGGTTCTACATCAGATAACAGTACTTTTACGGGAGCCGTAGGTGAAGTAATCGTAAACACTACGACCAATTCCTTAGTAGTACACGACGGTGTCACAGTAGGCGGATGGGGCCAAGCTCCATTAGCAAGTCCAGCATTAACTGGAATTCCTACTGCACCGACTGCAACATCTGGTACAAACACCACTCAACTTGCCACAACAGCTTTCGTTCAAACTGCGGTTGCTGGAGTTAGTCTTTCAGGTCTAACAACCAGTACAATTACAGAAGGTAGTAATTTATATTTCACCCAAGCTCGCGCACGTTCAAGTGTAAGTGCTACAGGCAGTATTAATTATAATAGTTCAACTGGTGTTTTTAGCTACAATGCTCCTACAGTTCTTAGTGCTTTCACTAACGACGTTGGATTTTTAACTAGTGCTAACATTTTAAACAGTATTAGTGTAAATTCAACTCCAAGCGGCGCACTATCTTATAACTCAGCTACTGGTGTATTCACATTCACCCAGGCAGTTAATAGCGTTAACGGCCAAACTGGAACTATTGTTCTTACAGCAGACAATATTGCTGGTGGTTCAACTAACAAATATGTAACTACTAGTAACGTTCAAGCGGCATTGGCTGCTGGTGGCGTCACTAACACTATGCTTGCCCATAGTACAATTACAATCAACGGTACGACTGTAGTTTTAGGCGATAGCAATGATACAATTACCGCTGCCGCTGGTACATTAACTGGGACAACATTAAATTCAACTGTAGTAAGTTCTAGTTTAACAAGCGTTGGTACACTAAATTCTTTACAAGTTAGCGTCGGAACTGGTAGTTTAAGTAACGAAGGTGCTATTACAGTTGGTGCTCAAAACTTTAATGACGTTAATATTTTAGCTAGTTTTGTATCAAATACTAACAATTATAACCAAGTTTCTATCCAAAACATTAACTCTGGAAATACAGCTAGTGCAAACTTTGTTGCTTATAACAACAACGGTACAGCAGTCACTAACTACATGTCAGTTGGTATTAACTCTAGCGGTTATACTGGCGGTGGCGTGTTTGGTTCTGGCTCATTAAATGCCGCAGGATCGAGCTTCTTAATCAGTGGAAGTACTGATTTAGCAATTGGTACATTTACAGCTAATGCAATTCGTTTCGTAGTTAATACAAGTACTACTGATCAAATGACAATTAACGGTACATCTGGATATATTGGTATTAACAATATGAGTCCAAACTATCGTTTAGACGTTAATGGTGACGTTAACTTCACTGGTGCATTGCGTACAAGCGGTACAGCAGGTACAACAGGATACGTTTTACAAAGTACTGGCGCAAGTACAGCTCCTCAATGGGCTAATATTGCCGCAAGTTTACCAAACATCACACAGTTAGACAGTTGGAGCCACAACAGTGGCAACTTTATTAACGGGGCTACTACGGTTTTCACACCAACAAACAACGGAAATGCGGTATCTATCAGTTACCCGATCCAGGTTTTGATATATAAAAACGGACAATACCAACAGCCTTGGCTAAATAATAGTAGACCAGTGTGGAATACATATACACGTTACGGAGATTACACAGTAACCAACGGAAACATTGTTTTTGCATCCCCACCGCAATACGGAGATATTATTAATGCAACTGTATTGATAGGTAACGTTACTAACCCAGTATACACAACTTATCCGTTTAACGCATTAGATATAGCAACAGGAACCTAAGACCAAAAATTGGAGAAATAACAAATGGCAAGAAAAATCCTATTTGACACAGCATACACATTCACTCCTTCTACTGCCACTATCGTAATTCCACGATATATACCTAGAGAAAGATTGATTCTGATTACTGATGTCACAAAGAACGTAGTTCTTTTTAACTTTTCAGATCCTACACTAACTGCAACCAGTTATGTAGCGACAGCTGGACAAACATCATGGGGATCATCTGGTGGTACAACAACCATCACTTTATCTTATAACACCAATACAGGTGCGTTCAGTTCGTCAGACAAACTACAAATCATGATTGACGAATATGAAGAGCGTTTCCAGGCTGCTGAAACTCTTCTAGATCCAACTAACAAACTACGTACAACAACTCCACAGAGCTTGATTGATACAGACTTTGAATACTCATTCCAACCAACCAAGTGGGAATTCTTCCAATCACAAAACTGGAATGCTTCAGTATATACAAGTACAAGCAACTCAGTATTGGCAGCTTACCTAGGTGGTGCAGGTTATAGCTTATTGAACCCAAGTATTACTGTTTCAGGTAACGTTGGTACAATCAGCGGATTAAACTTACCAACAGTTCCATATATTGGTAGTTACATTTATGTTGTTGACGCGGCTAACACATCAACTGTTAACTTCAGTTCATTCCGTTATGCTATTGCTTCAGCAACTACAAGTACAATTACATTTAACGTAACATTATCTAACGCAACTTACACTCCACAGATGGTTGTATTTGGTAACGTAAACGGTACTGTAAGTAATCCAACTTATGCGGCATTCCAAGTATCTAGCAACTTAACATCAAGCGGTGTTAACTTAACAGCTGGTCAGCCAGTTCTAGCACAAGATACACAAAACGAACCATACTGCGATGGTACTTTCGTTGTAGCTTACATCAACCAGTCACAAGGTGCTTTCAGCTACTTCCCTAAAGTTAACCAATTATTCAGTAATAACCAATTACAAAAAGCTTCAACAGCATTGTTTGTAGGTGGTTACTATGCGGCAGGTTACGGTTTAGGTTCTATTATTCCAGTAAGTTCAATGACAACTGGTTCAGACGGACGTACAGTTACAGTTACAACATACAGTAACCACAACTTAGTACCAGGAGCTCCAATTTATGTTGGTAACGCTATTTTAACAGCGGCAAATGGTCCAACTTATATCCAATCAGTTCCAAGTCCTTACAGCTTTACATATAACGTGTACAACGGTATTACGGCAAGCCAAGCAAGTTCAGCAGTATTACAAAATACCACTGTAATTTATGCTCGTCCAGAAGGTTATCAAATTCAACGTTCTGCTGATGGCGGTATTGGTATTTTCTCAGGTAATGCTATTCCAGGCGCTCAAGCATTGCGTCAAACACGTCGTTATTTCCGTTACCAAGCTGGTAAAGGTATTCAGTACTCAACAAGTGCAACATTCCGTCCGAACATGGACATTGTTAACATTGCAGTATCTGGTAACATTGCAACAATCACTACAGATCAAGATCACGGTTTAAAATACGGTGCTTATGTTAACATTCGTAACGTTGCCGCTCAAGATGCAGGTAGTATTGCAACTTATAACAGCACATTCTCAATCAGCCCACTAGTTACTTTAACAAGTAAGACTTTTGGTGTTGTGCTAGGATCAACCCCATCAGATACGCTTCCAGGCGTAGCTATTGCTACAGTTGAAACAGCAGATGCAAAAGGTGCTTGTATCCGTTGCGGTTTGTTTGATGACATGAATGGTTTCTATTACGAATTTGATGGTACATTCTTAAATGCAGTACGTCGTAACGGTACAACTGTTATGCGCGGTAGTGTAAACGTTTGTACAGGTTCAACAGTTATTATTGGAACAGGTTCAGCATTTACACGTCAAATCCAAACAGGCGACAAGTGTATCATTCGTGGACAAGTTTACGAAATCAGTCAAGTAGTTAACGATAACGTTTGCCACATTGCTCCAGCATATCGTGCGGCAAGTCCAGCACTATCTTCTGGTACAGCAGGTGTTCCAATCAGTTATATTACTGGTGGTAACGGTACAACTCAAACAGTTACAACTAGTGTTAACGTTGCAACAGCACAGGTTACTTTCACAGCAGTTGCTGGTACAGGTACAGCTGGTGCAGGCGGTATTGGTGTAGTTGGTACATATCAGATTACTGGTACAATTCCAAGTGCGGCTAACACAACAGTTTCAAGTGCGGCATTAAATGCAACAACTATTACTGTAGCAAGCGCAACAGGTATTCACGCAGGACAATTAGTTGTTATTGCTGGTGCTGGTTACTTACCTGCTAACACATACGTTGCAAGTACTTACATTGACGGTTCTACAACAGTTCCATTAACTCAAGGTATTACTACTGTTATCAGTGGTTCAACAAACGTTTATTTCTACTTTGGCCCAGCGTCAGGTATGAACGTTATTGCTGGTTCAATGGTTCAAGGTATTGTTGCTAACGGTACACAAGTTTCAGCGTTTACTAACGTTGCTGGTCTAACAGGTGGTACAATTACAATTCAGTTGTACATTAACCAAGCGTTAACTGGTACAACAACTGCAAGTACATTGTTAATTGGTGGTGTTCCAGGCTATACAACAGCTAGCTTGTACACAACAACAACTAACGTTATTGCTTTAGGTACTACATACGGTATTTCTCCAGGTATGACTATCACAGGTACTGGTGTTCCAGGTAACACTATTGTAGCTGGTTTGGCAGCGGCTGGTTGCGGTGTTATTCTTAACACAGGTATTACTAACGCAGTAGGTAACGCAGTTACATTAACATTTGCTCCTAACTTATCATTATATGCAATTACTATTGCAACTAACGGTAGTACAGCAAGTGGTGCTACGCAGATTACAATGGCTAACGTAAACGGTATCCAAATTGGTAGTTTTGTAACTTCAACAGGTACAACTTATATTCCAGTTAACACATTTGTTACTGCAATTAATACAACTACTAACGTAATTACCATTTACACACCGTTCAGTGCTACACAAGGTACAACAGGTGGTCCAATCACTACTGGTACTAACTTAGTATTTGGTTCACGTATTTTCGTTACTGGTGCAACAAACACCAACGCTAACGGCATGTGGCCAGTTACAAGTATCGGTGCAACAACATTAACATACCAAACAGCTAACTCAGTTGCTGTAAGTACAGTTATTAGTGTATACGGTACTACTAAGATGTTCGGTGAAGATATTGCTGTTAAGAAATATCAAGTACGCGAAATCCGTACTCCACAATTCCAATGGAATTTGGATACATTTGATGGCACAGGTCCTTCAGGATTCAACATGGATCACACAAAGATCCAGATGATCTATATCGACTATAGCTGGTATGGCGCAGGCTTTATCCGTTGGGGTGCTCGTACAATCAACGGTGACATCGTTTACGCACACAAAGTACAACACGGTAACCGTGAATACTTAGCTTTCCAACGTTCAGGTAACTTACCAGGTCGTTTCGAAGCAGTTAACGCTCCAGCTCGTACACCATTAACAGCTAACATTCCATCTACTGGATATGTAATGAGTACAACACCAAGTTCAGGAACTATTAGCGTTTATGACGCAAGTCGTTTCTTTATTCCAAGTACATCACAAGTGTATGGCCAAACATTCAATGGTGAAGTAAACATTGATGGTGAGCTTTTCTATTACACAGGCGTAGCTTCACAAGCAACTCAAAACGTTACCGGTAATCCAGATGCTGTTGTTCAAAATACTCAGTATCCATATGCCGCACAAAGTACGGCAGCTCCATGGGCAACTGGTGTAAACGGTTTAACTAGTGCCGCTACAATTGGTACTGTTTTAGTATCAGGTGGTGCAGTGACATCAATTCCTGTTACTAGCGGTGGACTTGGTTATACTAGCGTTCCTCCAGTAACAATCGGTGGTGGCGGTGGTGCAGGTGCTCAAGCTCGTGCAGTAGTTGTCAATGGTAGCGTAGTAAGCGTTATTATCACTAACGGTGGTTATGGTTATACAACAGCTCCAACAGTTATTATTGGTGCTAACTTGTTAACAGGTTGCTATCGTGAATCAACAGCAGTTTCTAGTGTTAACACTGGTAACGGCTTTACTGGTACAACAACATTAAACTCAAACGCTATCACTAGCGTTCCTAGCTTAATTTGGAACCAGTTGTTCATTGGTATGGTAATTGCCGCTAACGTTAACTTTAGTTATGTAAACGTTCGTATCGTTGGTTTAAGTGGTACAACAGTATATGTTGATACTCCTGCAACAGTAAGCGGATCAACAACATTCCAGTTAGTTAACCGTGGTAACCCAACAGCAAGTACCCACTATGCATACAACAACGGAAGTAACCCATTGTCAAATGCTTACAATACAACAGTATTGATAGCACCAAACGTACAACACTGGGGTGTTTCATGTATCATGGACGGACGTTATGATTCAGATAAATCATACGTATTCACAACACCACGTCAGACAGCTGCCGTTGTACAGCCAAACGCTACAAGCCCATTGATTTCACTACGTGTGTCACCAAGTGCTTCTAACGGTTTTGCTCGTAACTTTGGTGTACGTGATATTATCATGCGTATGCAGGCTAACTTGTATCAGATGGACGTGTTCAACGCTGGACCATTCTTGATTACAGTTAAGTATAACTGTGCATCAGCAGTGTTTACACCAGCATTATGGACAGCTAACTCAGTTGGTTCAGGTTCATTAAGTCAAGTTATCTATCACAACCCAAGTGATATCGTAACTGGTGGTGATACAGTTGTTGCTTTCTATGCTAACGCATCAGGTGGTACATTCTTTACAGCAACAAGTGCAGACTTAACAGTTGTTAAAGACTTGGGTAACAGCGTATATGGTGGTGACGGTGTGTTCCCAGATGGACCAGACGTTATTACTGTGTTTGCTACTAACTTGTCTACATCAGGTGCGGCACCGATCTTCAGTCGTATTTCATGGACAGAAGCACAAGCGTAATCAAATACGTTTAAAACAAGAAAAGGATCGAAAGATCCTTTTTTTGTGGCTATAGTTTCTAAATTTCACCCACAAAAAAAGCAACCGAAGTTGCTTTTTTTGAATAACTAACTATTAGGTTAGTGTGAATGTAGCATACACGTCGTATATAGTACCGCCAGCTTGTTGATTACCAGACTGATTAAGTGTATTATTTTGACTTAACACAATAAACTCACATTTTGCAGTGTGTCCAGATGTAACTGTAATTGTACCACCTGTACCACTTAAACTAGTACCAGCGTTACCGGCTTGCAAGTTAGGGAAAGTAACTGTGATACCAGCTGTAGCTTTTACATAAAGTATAATTCTACGTCCTTGTGGGAAACCGTGTAGATAAGGAGTACCGCCACTGTTAACTAAGTTGTCAAAATAAACAGTTGAGTTTGCACCAGTAGTTAAGAATGCTACGTTATGTCCAGTTAAACCAAAGTCTAAATAGAATGCGTTAGCGGCTGTACCGCTAACTACTGCTGGAACCAATGTAGAAACAATTGGCTTCTCACCTGGATTACTAATAACTGCCGTTGCGGCAGCACCTGTACCAGCTGATTGTGAAGAAATAAATGTTACTGTTGGTGGATATAAGTATCCAGAACCTTGATCTATTACAGTTATAGTAGCAATGTTACCACTACTGTTTACAGTAGCCATTGCCATTGCTTGACGACCGCCTGGCAAATCTGGACGACTCAACACAACTGATGGGTTACCAGTATTACCGTATCCAGAACCAACGTTTGTGATGATAATATTAGTTACGCAACCAACTTGATGTATAGCACCTTGAGTAATAATACCGCTATAACCTAAACTTGCATAGCCCTGTGCTACTTGTCCAACATATAATAAACCTGCTGTACCGTTTAAAACTGTACCATAAGTATGAGTTGGAGCACTAGCACTTAAATAACCAGGATAAGTTACTTGGTAATAGTTAGTTACACCGCCAGTTCCAGGTGCTTTGATATACATAGTAGGCACTTGCTGTCCTGATGTAGTAATAACACCTTGAGTTGTTAAACTAGCATTAATACTCGAGCTAATTACAACGCTAGTAGTTGTAGCATACCAAACAGTCCAAGTTGCATTAATTGAGCTCGGAGCAGTACCGTTGTTTACAGTACCTTGAATTGTAATTTGTTGTCCAGGATAGAATGGGATAACGTTAATTGAACCACTTAATGCACTATAACCAACAGTTAAGAATCCTGTAGTAACATAGCTTGGTAATTGGCTAGTTAATGATACACCACTTAAAGATGCACTAGTAAAAGTATAACTGTTATTCCACAACGCATTCTGTAAACTAGTAGCCAAGTTAATGGTAGAACCAGTAGCATAGCTAATATACCATGTACCATTTGTTAATCCGCCAGATCCAGTAGCACCCGAAATTGTAACTGGTTGTCCAACATACAAGTTAGAAGCAGTAGTTACTGTAACGTTTACACCGTTAGCAGTAGCAGACACGTTCAATGCGGTAACTTGAGTACTAATTGGACCAGTACCACTTGAACTAGAAGTTGCAATAGTTTGAGGGATTACACCAACAGCGTTTTGTGTAGCCATTTGAGCGAACCAGTTAACAAACTGTGAAGGCACAGGATCGCTGAAACCAATTTGTGGAGGCTGATTATAACCTGTTCCTGGATTGATAATGTTTGTTCCTACAACATATCCACTGCTAATAGTTCCTACACCAGCAGTAAAACCAACAGTACCAGTACCTGGGTTAGATCCCATTGTAATTGTAGCAGTTGTACTAGACACAGTACATGCAGTTACTTGGTATTGTCCGTTATAAGCAGTTGGAGTAACGTTTGCAACGTTGACATATTGACCAACCACGAACGGAGGAGTTGAACCTGCTGGAACTGTAACTGTAACAACGCCAGTGCTTGCAACAGTTTGTACGTTATAAACACCAGTACTCATAACCGCAGTTGCTTGTACTGTATCAAAAGAACTATTAATTAAACTTTGCGTATTTAATGGTACTGTAGCAGTGATTGAAGGTTGTGTATTACCACCTGAAGGTTGTGTAATATAACCAGGAGTGGTAAAAGATCCTGGAGTAGTTTGCTGATTCCATGTAACTTGAGTTTGACTACAGCTAATTACCTGCCAGTTTCCGTTATAAGCCGCAGGACTTACACCTGTAACCGTAATAATTTGACCTACAATAAATGGAGGAGTGTTTTGTGTTGGGTATGTAACAGTAGTAATACCTGCAGACCATGAACCAGCACTTATAGGTACTAGGTTTAAAAATCCTCTGTAGTCGCCACCAAGTCCAGCTGGAACCATGATGTTGTTTACAGAATAGCCGTTAGGCATGTTGATAAACTGGCCGCCTACAGAAACGTTGTTTAACGTTCCTAAACCACCGTTTAGTTGAACTGCACCGCTGTTTGGTCCAAAACTTGGAGTGTTTTCGTCAAACACAACAGAACCTTTAACAGGACTGTTAGTTGATCTAATAATTAAATTTGCGCCTTGCTGGTCACCGCCAACTAAAGGAATGCCTTCCCCTAGGACGTTTGCTGTAGTTGTACCAGATGTTGTTTGGATAGCCATGTATGAATCTCCGCTTATTGCTATTATTTAGCCGTTTCTGATAATAGTTCTAAGTGTACATTGGGGGCATACCTTAACATCCAAGTTTCCATAGCAGTTTTTGCATCCTGTACACGCTCTTGTGCCGCTACATGGTCCAAGTGAGCACCGCTTTCTAGCTTTTTAATCAAACCAGCAGTAGTATTATCAAAGTCTACGATAGCAGATGTTAATTGTTCAAATATTTTTTTGCCTTCTTCTGCAATCTCGCCCGTTTGGCCTTGTATTCCTAGATTAAATCGTGTACAATCATGTTTGTATCTATCTAAATCTTGTATTCTTGAAAACATATAAGTTCCTTCAATTTATAATATACTTAGTTTAGATAAAGTTAAATACTTGCAACCTTGGAGAGCATATGAGCAACGAAGAAATTAGCATTACAGATTGGGAAGAACAAGATGATGCAACTGGCACATCCACCGCATGGGCGGCTGAATGGTTCGGACCAGAAGAAAAAATCGAAGACGAAGCAGAGCTAGCAAAAATCGGAGTTCATGTCATTTATAAAAATGAACAGCATTTCACTTGGTATTTTCCACAAGTAAAAGCCGCATTAACATCGGGCAAAATTAAAGAATTTATAGAACTCAATAGCATTACTGATGCTACTGATGCTGATGTACAAGAATTGAAAGATTTCTTCTTTCACTTTGTAAGATTTGTTACCTTTGAGATTGATGTAGAAGACCAAGGTTCACAAACTTTTGAACCTGAGAATGTTATAGAAGCATTGGGTGATGAAGATATCGAAGATATTACAGAAGAATTAACTGAAGCAGGTATGGATCGTTTCGGCGACGACAAGCCTACCTTACATTAAATCAACTACATCGAAGACTATTTGTAATTTAGTACGAATAGTCTTCGAACTAAAGCTATTACGCAATCCTTGATGCAACGGCTTAGGAGCACGATCTATAGTACTCCATGCCCATGCCATGTGTTCATCGCTTAATACTGGTATAAACTCAGACTCAACTACGCACATGTATGTATGAAAGTTAAAAACACGGTCGTTTGATACGAACGTTTCTAATGGTAGAGTTTTAATTATCTCAGGAACCGATCCTATTTCCTCGGCAATTTCACGTTGTAACCCTTGCCACGGAGTTTCGCCAGTGATGTTTGCACCACCAACTAATCCCCATGTGCCTTCGTGCTTGCCGTGGGCTTTTTGTAATAGTAGAAACCGTCGTGTAGATTTAGCGTAAAATAACGCACCACTACAAACTATTTGATCTTTTACAGTACTATTTTCCATTTGTCCGGAGTATATTCACCTTCGAAGCTCTTGACCCACGAAACACCATTCCACAAGTACTGAACTCCAGTGTATATATTCGTCTGCCAGACCATAACGTTAGATTCGTGGCTAGAATTAAAAATAACATGCCATGCTGTGCCGTTCCACTCGATGATATCATTAGCATGTGCTACAAGGCTACCCCATGTAATTGCGGGTGTTACATTACTAGCATTGCCTATATCTTCGATAATAAGATAACGTGTACCTGTTACTACATTCTTTGGAACGTATGTTAGTGGATTTATAATAGCATCAAATGTGCCTGTACTGTTAGGACGATAACTGCCTGGACCGTTATATCCTGGCATAGTTTCTAATACTCCTGCACTATCAATACCAGTATTACTAGTCAACGTGTCAGGATTCCAACTTACAGTAAGCGAAGTGTCATCTACTGGATTTACTGCAAATGTACCGACGATAGATGATCCATTAGGTTGTTGCAAATATATCATACTGCTACCTGCAACATACGTTCCGCCAGCACTAGCAAAGAATTGCAACCAACTTAATGATCTTCCTTGACGTACAGGCGCTGGATCTAGAGTTGGATCAACTGGTAATACACTTTCATTAGGATTTAGTAAAATGACTTGAGTTCCGTACACTTCTATGCTATTCTGCCCAGCAGTAGTAACAGATAAATCAATAAAATCAGTTAAAGACGTAGTACCGGCTACAGGATCACTACCTAGACCTTCTATATAAGAGCCTGTAGTATAGCTAGTGTTATACATGCTGGTAATAATCTTAGTAATAACACCCAAGTGTTTAACCTTAGCAGGCGGGCTAATCCATATAGGCGTATCTACAGTAAGAGTTCCAATTTCAATAGGAGTATCATTACCTACAGGAACCGTCTTACTAGACCAATTAATATCGTTTAAATTAAGAACACTTAAACTAGTCCAATCTAAATAGTTGTCATTCGTCTGCAATTCTAAACTAGGGTTAAACAGCACTAGTAGCTGTTCTAATATTTGTAATTTTTGTTCAGTATTGGCACTCCAAATGTCAACTTTTAAAGTTAATTTAAATGGAGTTGGCATCAAACGCTCAACAGTATAGTTGCGACCTTGTGCCTGATTATAAGCCCCGTTAGTCACATCTCTTTCTCTGATATTAACCTTACCAACATAACTTGCATCACCTAATCTTTCACGATCTAGTGCTAAGGAAGTCACATATACTGCAATCCTTGGTACGCTGTTGACTTTATTTTCAGTGTTATTTCGTATAATGCTGGCTACTTGTCTGTCAGCATCTCCGTACATAACCGGAATACGCACAAGTGTACCATCTCCATACTTGACTACAAAGTTACTGAATACACGAATTACTTGTGTAATGTAACGACGTATTTGACCATCATAAAAAAATTCCATTATAGATCCGCCCTTGGTTTCAATGCTTGGCTAAGACTTTGTTTTTCAGCAACTCTACTGTTATAGAAAGTCACAGTCCATTGTCCGTCAAACGGTATAGTTTGTTGTACACTATCAATTGTTGGTAAATTAATCTGTGTCATAGAACTAGTCATTCCTGCTGGACTAACATATTGATAAGTTGTTAGTAAATTAGGATAATCTGCGACTACAAACCCAATGACTGTTACACCTAGTTTCAATACTACATATAATCCGGTAGTTCCCGATGGAATTAATGTGTGTATTTGTGTATCACCCGATGATAAATTTTTATAATCAGCAGTAACCGCATCAAAGTATGTATAATTATCGTTGTTAATAAATCCTGTTTTCAACGTGTTTCTAGTGTTATTATTAGTCATGTTCATTCTAACGGCATCTTCAACAGCAACCCAAATATTATTTGAGCCATCATATTTGTATAAACGATTAGGTAACATGTCTACACGCAAAAAGAAATCGTCAGTTGCCGGAGCTTCTGGAAATTGAATTCCAAATCCAAAGTCGTATCCATTAACTGGAAACCCATCGCCTAACAAATATCCAGTATAACCACTACGCTGAGGAACGGCATTTATATTACTGGCTAATTCGCCAGTATCGCTAGCCGAAACTAACGTGCTATCCGTTGTTTCTAATAACGGTTTACCTGTTTTAGGATCTACTGCAAGTGTATAATATTGTCTAGTTTCATATCCGCTCTTAGGAGCATCAATTTCTGATTGCTGTACAATGGCATCATTAATTTGCAATTCTGTGTTATGCATACTAATCAAATCTCTAAGAGTATTGTTAGTAGGATCGCCGTTGGCATCTTTTGCAGGCTGATTAAAGATATCTTTATATTGTTGATTATCGACTATCTTCTTAAGTTTTAATCTATATAGATGTGGGAACCACGTAACGCTAAACCCTTCGCTAGCACGGCCCACGTCTTCTATAACATAATATCTAGGCATTGCTACATCGAAATCACTTAATGCAAAATCATCACGCAAATGTGGAAGTTCTAAAACATCTCCGCTAATGGGCTTACGGCCAATATATTTGATGAAATCATTGATATGTACAGTCATGTACAAAGTGTCATTATCAATAAACAAGCCAAATTGACTTAAATTGAAGTCAATATTTTGTACGTTATACAATCCGCGAATTCTATAAATTTCTTTATCATATGTTCTATCGCGGTTTTCTAAGAATAACAAATCTTGAATATTTGTTACTTGAGTACTGGCATAGCTAGGTTGATCAGCAGTAGAATTATCACTGCTAGTGTTTGTACCTAAGTATTTGTGCAGATAAACGTCGGTTCCGCCCGCTTGAAACATCTCAGATGCTTGGCGGTCAATGAATCGGTAGTCGTTACCTTTTTCGGGTTTGTAAAGTGATAATCGTGGCATAGTAACATATTTATCGTTGGCTAAATATGTAAGGAGAGTAAAAATATGGCAGATTCAACCCCATCAAGCACCCAGAGCAATAGCACTATTGAACGAAACGCGGTATTCGACTACGTTAAAAGAATGCTAGGCGATGGCATGATTGATGTAGAGCTAGATCCCGTACATTACGAAACTGCACTAGATCGCGCATTAAGTCGCTATCGTCAGAAAAGTTCGAATGCTGTAGAAGAAAGCTACATGTTTTTAGAATTAATTCAGGATCAAAATGAATACAGATTACCAGATGAAGTTATTACAGTTCGCGAAGTGTTTCGTCGTGCTATCGGGAGTCGTAGCGGCATCGGCGCTGGTGGCACTTTGTTTGAACCCTTTAACTTGGCATATACAAATACATATATGATGTCAGGCAGTATGATGGGCGGTTTAGCAACGTATGATGCATTTGCCGGTTATCAAAAGTTAGTTGGACGTATGTTTGGTAGTTATATCGAGTATGTATGGAAACCAACTACACATATTTTAAATATTTTACAACGTCCGTTTGCACAAGGCGAACAGATTTTAATTCGTACATATAATTTCCGTCCTGACTGGGTTTTATTGCAGGACATTTATGCCAAACAATGGCTAAAAGATTACACACTTGCCACAGCAAAAATGATGCTAGGCGAAGCTCGCAGTAAGTTCGGTTCAATTGCTGGTCCAGGAAGTCCTATTACACTTAATGGTACAGCATTGCTATCTGCGGGCAAAGAAGAACTTACAAATTTGGATAAGGAACTAGACACACTAGTTGCCGGCGGAACAGGAATGACCTTTGTTCTAGGATAAAAATAACTAAAGAGCCAATAAATATATTATGTCAACATACACCACACTTTCCGCATTACCAGCCGCTGGTTCAGTAGCAGATGCTAATTTAATTTTAGTCACAGCGTCAGTCTCTGGAACTCCTACTAGTGAAAGCGCAACACTATTACAACTTAAAAATTATGTTTTAGGTGGTACTGCCGCAACAGCGACTAAACTAGCTTCGCCTGTTACAATTAATGGTGTATCATTTGACGGATCTCAAAATATAAACATTACAGCAACCGTTAGTAATGCTACAACCGCAACTAGACTAGCAACTCCTATAACAATTAACGGTGTATCATTTGACGGATCTGCTAACATTACCGTTCCAATTTCAACATTAGCATGGTCTGCACTAACTAGTGTTCCAACTACTATTGCTGGATATGGAATTACAGATGCAATTAGTTTAACAGGTACACAAACTTTAACAAATAAGACATTAACACAACCTGTTATTTCATCTATTGCTAATACTGGCATTTTAACATTACCGACTAGCACAGACACACTAGTAGGTCGTGCAACAACTGATACGTTAACTAATAAATCAATCAGTGGTGGTACTAATACACTTACTAATATTCCCAATACTGCATTAACAAACAGTTCTATTACTGTTAATGGTGTTCAAATTAGCTTAGGTGGTACTGGTTCAATTACAACAACGCTAGCACACGCACTAACAATTGGTAGCGGATTAACTACAACTTCTAGCACATTTGATGGAAGCGCGTCAGTCACTTTCTATCTAACAGCCGCAAGTTCAAGCCAACTAGGCGGCGTAATTGTTCCTGCGGCAAGCACAAGCGGTATTGTTAATACTAGCGGAACGATTAGTCTTGCAGTAGCGTCTGCATCACAAATTGGTGCTGTCAAAGTTGACGGTACAAGTATCAGTGTTTCGACTGGTGTTATCAGTGCTAACTCATCAGGGTTAGTTGGAACTACATTAAATTCAACTGTTACTAGCAGTAGCTTAACTAGCTTTGGAGCAAGTCCAACTCTTGCATCTCCTGTAGTTACTACAGGCATTACAACTAGCGGTTCAAGTATTAACGTGTTTAACACAAACGCAACTACTGTCAATGCATTTGGCGCAGGTACTGCAATTAGTATTGGTGCAAGCACCGGTACAATTACTGTTAATAATAATTTAACAGTTACTGGAAATTTACTAGTTAACGGTACACAAACAATACAAAACGTAGAAACAATTAATACCAGTGTAGTTTCTGCACAAGGTATTGAAATTTCTGGAACATATTCAGGTTCATATTCTGATGGTATTTTAGTTGATTATGTAAACAACAATGGTCGTATAAGCGTTGGTAGCGGTGATGCAATTACATTTTACAATGCTACTGAAACATCTCGTTTCCAATTATTACAAATTGGAACAACAGGTAACTTAACAATGACTGGCGGAACGTTGGCAACTAGTGCTACAACTGCCAACGTATTCAATACAACTGCTACAACAGTAAATGCATTTGGTGCGGCCACTGCAATTAGTGTTGGAGCAAGTACAGGAACAACTACAGTTAACAATGGTTTAACAGTTACTGGTGCTACTACATTAAGTTCTACACTAACATACGGCGGAGTTACATTAACTGCGGCAGCTACCGGTACAGGTAGTATGGTGTTGAGTACTAATCCAACAATTAGTGGATTAACTGCAACTGGCACATTTACAGTTCAGCAGACTAAAGAAGTTTTTACTACTATTGCAAGCCCTGGAACAAGTGCTACATTAAACTTTAATACCGCTTCTATTTTCTATCTAACAGGTTTAACATCAAATATTACAGCGGCATTTACTAACGTACCAACAACTGCTGGATTTGTAATAGCAACTAGCTTAATGATTGTACAAGGCTCAACTGCATATATTCCTAATGCAGTCAGCATTAACGGTACTGGACAAACAATCCGTTGGCAAGGCGGTGCAACTCCGTCTGGCACAATCAGCCACGTAGATGTTATTAGCTTTACATTTATCTGTACAGGTACATCGACATATACAGTTATTGGCGCACTAACAGATTTTAACTAATATGCCACGTTTAACATCCTTTACTAACCAAATTGAAACTGGTGGCATAAATTTTGCCTTGCTTTAGCGAAATCCGTGTTAGTAATAATAGGAGATATACCACTACATTTACTCCTCCTGCCACAGCATTTCACCAAGATGCAAACACCATTTCGTTAATCAGAGCTAGACCAGCAGGATTACCAATCCAGGGAGCATAATTGGCTCCATAAAACTTGACCCCTGTAATAAAAGTGTTATATACTAGCAATACTACAGGGGATTCTTATGATTATTGGTGTATGCGGTTTTATCGGTTCTGGCAAAGATACTATTGCCGATTATCTTACTAACTTTCACGGTTACCGCCGAGAATCCTTTGCAAACAGTCTTAAAGATGCAGTAGCACAAGTATTTGGCTGGGATCGCACTATGCTTGAAGGTCGTACAACACAAGCCCGTGCGTGGCGTGAACAAGTAGATCCATGGTGGGCAGAACGTTTAGACATGCCTAATTTAACACCACGCTGGGTATTACAATACTGGGGTACAGAAGTTTGCCGTAAAGCATTCCATGATGATATTTGGATCGCTTCGTTAGAAAATAAACTACGCAACTCAAAAGATAACATAGTTATTAGTGACTGCCGTTTTCCTAATGAAATTACCAGTATTAAAAATGCAGGCGGTATTGTAGTCCGTGTTGTCCGTGGTCCTGAACCCGAGTGGTATCAAGTAGCAGAGTATGCTAATCAAGGACAGGAAATGTTCCAAACTAGACTAAAAAGTTACGGTATCCATGCTAGCGAAACTGCCTGGGTTGGTACCAAATTTGATTATATTCTGGACAATAACGAAACAATTGATGACTTGTACACACAAGTTAAAGGCGTTATAAATCTGGCACAAGATCCCCTTGTCGCCAACGAACACCCTCTTTATGCAGGACTCTCTGACAGTTTGCACATACAGTCTTGAGATTAGTGTGACGGCAATTGTCCAAGTCGCCGTCCACATGAAATACATTAAACACATCTTTATGCGGTGATTTATACCCGCATTTATCACACGAGTTCTTCATTATATAACCTGCTTGTTGCCATCGAGGTATTTTAACTCCTCGTAGGCATGCACCGCATTGACTACGGTAGTAAGGTTTCTTGTTCTTGTAATAATTAATCGCTACGGGCAATCTACCGCATGTACATAAAGGTCTCATATTTTATTTAAGCCTTTTCCGTGCCTTTTCGTTGGGTTATAACCTTACCATTTATTCAAAATGCACTAAATACATTAAGAACATGTATTCACGGAGATTACAATATGGCTCAACTTAGTTCACCAGGCGTAAGCGTAACAGTAGTAGACGAAAGTTTCTACACACCACCTGCACCAGGTACAGTACCTTTAATTATCATTGCTTCACAAGCAAACAAAATGAATTCAGCTGGAACAGGCATTGCTCCAGGAACCCTAGCGTCAAATGCTGGAACTGTATATTTGTTAACAAGTCAAATGGATCTTGGCAATACCTTTGGTGTTCCATACTTCCAAACTGACGCTGAAAACAATCCAGTTAACGCAGGCGAACTAAACGAATATGGTTTACAAGCCGCTTATAGCTTCCTAGGAGTAAGCAGTCGTGCATACGTTGTACGTGCTAACTTAGACACTAGCCAGCTAATCGGAACTCCAACAATTCCAACAGGCGCACCTGCTGGAGGCACTTTCTGGCTTAACACATCAACTACACAATTTGGTGTATTTGAATGGAACGCTAACCCAGCAACTGCAACAAACGGACAAACATTTATAGAGCAACAGTCAATTGGTAACTTAGTTGTTATCACTAACCCTGCTTATGTTAACAACAGCACATACGCTCCATTACCAAGTTTTGGCGCACAAGGCGATTATGCTGTAGTAGCGTTAACAACATTAAACAAACTATGGTACAAGAAAGGCTTAACAAATACAGCCGCTGGTACATGGGTACAAGTTGGAACTTCAGCTTGGATTGCAAGCCGCCCAACAGCTACAGGTACTATTGCTAACCCAACATTATCTGCAACTGGTACATCATTCACTGGTCAAATTAGTGGAACAACATTAAGTGTAACAGGAACTGTTACCGGTGGCCCATTGGCAATTGGTGATGTACTATCAGGCACAAACCTTGTTGCTGGCACAACCGCAATTACTGCTGTAAACACATCAACTTTTACTGCTACAGTAAGCGGTACAACATTAACTGTAACTGGTTCTCCAGTTGGAACAATTACTGTTGGTATGGTAATTACAGGTACTAGCGTAACAGCAGGTTCATACATTACTGCATTAGGTACAGGTACAGGCGGAGCTGGTACTTATACATTAAACCAAGCTACAACTGGCACTCCAACAACTGGTACAAGCTATACAGTTAACCCAACACAAACTGCGGCAAGCGGTACTATTACAACTGGTGGCGATACATTAACACTTAACGGCACAATCTTTACAGGTGTTACAAGCGTTACTGCATTGGCAGCGGCTATTAACGAAGTTGCTCCAACTGGTGTTACAGCGGCAGCACTTAACGGTTATTTGAATTTGTATTCAAATGGTACAACAACTAACTCAACAACTGGTGCTATTACATTGTCAGGCACTATTGTAGCTAAAGTTGGTTTATCTTCGACTACATATCTATGCCCACAGTTTACAGCTAGTTCACATACAAGCATTCCTAACTATGGTAGCTATACCAATGCTAATACTGCTAACGGTGCTCCTACTGGTTCTGTATGGATTAAAACAACTTCAGTTAACTTAGGTTCTAACTGGATTATTGAACAATACAACTCATCAACTTCTAGTTGGGTAACACAAAATGCTCCATTATATGCAAGCAACTATGCGGCATTGGCAGCTCTAGACCCAACAGGCGGCGGTATTAATCTTTCATTAGATCAATTGTATGTAAAATATAATGACGATGAGCAAACTCCACAATATGCAGATTGGAAAATTTACTATCGTAGTGGAGTAGGCCCAACAAGCGTAACTTCAAGCGTAATTACAGCAACTACATTTAATGCAAGCAGTTATTCATTTACAGCGGCAGCTAGCCAAATTGGTTCTAGCACATTACCATCAGCATCAACAGTATCATTTGTTGCTACTGGTTCAACCGCAGATGCAACAACATTAATGACAGCATTATCAGCTGGTATTAGTGATCCACTAGTTTCGTTCACATTGAACGCTAATAACAGTATTACAATTACACATATTGCAGGCGGTGACATTTTATTTGTTGATGGTTTAAATACTCCATTAAGTAAAATCTTTACTCCAGGTACAACAGGTAACTGGAACTATACTGCTCCTAAAATTGATAACGCTTCTGGTGCAAGCTCAACAACTTATGTTATGAGTAACTGGGCAAGTACCGTTGGTACAAGCGGATTAGGTATTGCTACAGCTAGCGCAACTCCTCCAACAACTACTCCTGCAAGCGGAACATTATGGTATAATGATGGCATTGCTAACTTTGACATCATGATTAATGACGGTTCACTATGGCGTGGTTATTTGACAACACAAGCTAAAGCTATCAACAGCGCAGTTTACGCAAGTGGTAGCCAGTTATATACTGACCCAGCTGGTCCAATTGTTAGTGCTAGTCAGCCAACAACACAAGCCGCTGGTACTCCTTTAGCTAACGGTGATTTGTGGATTGATACTGCTACTATTGGCAAATTCCCACAAATCTTCAAGTACAACAGCTTAACAGGCAAGTGGGTATTGATTAATAATACAGATCATACAACAGGCAACGGCATTGTATTTGCTGACGCACGTTGGAGTGACCAATCATCTTTAGCCACAGTACAAACAGGGCTAGGTGCTCCAGATGCTATTTCAACATTGTTGTTAAGCAGTTTCGTTGACCCAGATTGTATTAGTCCAGCATTGTATCCAAAAGGTACATTATTGTTTAACTTACGTCGTAGCGATTACAACGTTAAGAAATATGTTACTGGTTATATCAATACTTCAACTTACAACACACAATACAGCGGTACATATCCAGTAGGCGCAGGTCAGTTAATGACTAACTATTATCCAGATCGTTGGGTAAGCGATGCGGCAAACGATACAAACGGTGTTGGTCGTTTTGGTGCATGGGCACAACGTCAAGTTGTTGTCCAAGCTCTAACAGCTACAATCGAAAGCAATCAAAATATTCGTCAACCAGACACAGTTATTTTCAACTTACTAAGTTGCCCAGGTTATTTAGAAGTAGCAAGTGCAATGGTTGGTTTGAATACTGACAACGGTTTATCAGCATTCATCGTTCACGATACACCAGCTCATTTGACACCAGATGCAACAACACTAAGCAACTGGGGTAACAATACAGCAGGTGCGGCAGTTGACGGTTACAACGGTTTAATCTTTACAGATGCATACTCAGCAATTTATTACCCATGGGGCTATTCACAAGACTTGTTAGGTAATGATATTGTTGTTCCTCCAAGTCACATTATGTTGCGTACAATCGCTCTTAGCGATAACGTTTCTTATCCATGGTTTGCACCAGCTGGTGTACGTCGCGGTGGTGTAACAAACGCAAGTAGTGTAGGTTATGTTGATGTAAACACTGGCGAGTTTAACACAGTTGCATTGAATCAAGGACAACGTGATACACTAGCAGGAATCCATGTAAACCCAATTACATATCTTGCAGGAACAGGTTTAGTAGCTTATGGACAGTACACACGTCAACTAGTTGCTAGCAGTTTAGATCGTATCAACGTAGCACGTTTGGTAATTTATCTACGTTATCAATTGAATAAGATTGCAAAACCTTATATCTTTGAACCAAATGATACTATCACACGTAATCAAATCAAACAACAAATCGAAGCAATGTTATTAGAGTTAACAGCTCAACGTGCATTGTATGACTTCTTGGTAGTGTGCGATACTTCAAATAACACACCAGCTAGAATTGATGCAAGCGAATTACACGTTGACATCGCTATCGAACCAGTTAAGGCAGTTGAATTCATTTATATTCCATTGCGCTTAGAAAATACTGGAGCCATCAAAGGCCTTGGTGGGAAATAATTAGGAGAACATTATGGCAATTGCGGCACTATCAAATTTTACAGTACCTTTAGCATCAGACCAAAGCGCATCAACACAAGGTATGTTGATGCCGAAACTGAAGTATCGCTTCAGAATCAGCTTTGAGAATTTTGGTTCAGGCAACAGTACTACAGAACTAACTAAACAAGTGGCCGAGGCAGCTCGTCCAAGTGTTAAGTTTGCAGATCAGAAAATTGAAGTTTATAACTCAGTTATTCACTATGCTGGTAAACCAGCATGGGATCCTATTGCTATCAAGTTACGTGATGACGTTACAAACGCCGTTACTACATTAGTTGGCGAACAGAATCAGAAACAATTTGACTTCTTTGAACAAAGCTCTGCGGCTTCAGCAGGTGACTACAAGTTTACAATGCGTATTGAAATTCTAGATGGCGGTAACGGATCTAGTACTCCAACAGCATTAGAAACATGGGAATGTTACGGTTGCTACTTAGTTTCAACAAACTATCAAGATTTAAAATACAGTGACCAAGGTCCTGTAATGATTGATCTTAGCATCCAATTTGACAATGCAGTACAAGTTGGTCCAGTAGGTGCAATTGGATCTCCAACATCAGTACAGACTTTCCCAGGCGGTACAAACGCTTTAGGTGCTTAATAACTAAAACCCACTTCGGTGGGTTTTATTATAGGTATTCATTAAGTGCGTAGTTTATTATTTCGATAAATAATTGTATGGCATTCACACCTAATTCTTATCTTAATGAAACGCAAACTGGCCCTAATCAAGGCCCTGAAATCTTACGAGATCAGCAACATGCGGCACGGTTATTTAACGCTGACCAATTTAGACTAGCTCCTAAAAGTAAGTTTTTATTCCATGTTGCATTTGGAATTAACCCATCATGTGTGCGTAATCCGGCGATTATTAATACCTATGGACAAGAAATTAATATGCTAGTTAAGGCAGTAGACTTACCAAGTTATACTGTTCAAACAGAAGTTCTTAATCAATACAACAGAAAAAAAGTTGTACAATATCAGCACAAGCCTGGTGAAATATCACTTAAATTCCATGATGATAACATGGGTTTAATTAACCAACTGTGGCAAAATTATTATAGTTACTATTATGCAGACTCATCAACTGCAACGGTTCCAGGTGCGTTTTCTAGAAATGCAACTAAAGCATTTAGTAGTATTCCTGCTAATTACGGATTCGATGCAGGCAGTACTGTACCATTTTTTAATTATATTAAAATTTATCAGATGGCTAGACATGAATATGTCTGCTATCAGTTATGGAATCCAATCATACAATCGTGGAATCATAACAAATTAAGTTATAGCGATGGCGGTGTAAATGATTTTGATATGAAACTTCAATTCGAAGCAGTGAGTTATAGTGTAGGTGCTGTAGCGGCAGACATGCCAGAAGGCTTTGGTGTAACACATTATGATACCACTCTTAGTCCATTGCAAGCTAATACTTCGGCCGGAGGATCTCCATCTACAGGTGCAGGCGGTCCTAGCTTTGTAACAACATTAGATTCAACGGGACTTGCCGCTGGAGCATTATCGACAGCCATTGCACAAGTTAACACATATCAAAACGCACAATCATCAAGTAGCCCATTAAGTGGTGCGGCAGGTGTTATTGGCGCGGCGGCAGGTGTAGCAGGTGTCATTGGCATTGGTTCAAGCCTGCTAAGTACAGCAGGTGGCTTATCTGGAATTAGTTTCCCAGGAGCAGGCGCAATCGGTGACGCAGTATCAGGTATTGGCGGAGCGATTAGTGATGTTGCATCTGGAGTCGGCAGCGCAATTAGCGATGCGGCTTCTAGTGTAAGTGACGCAGTTTCAAGTTTATTTTAATATATGACAGCATCTAATTTACCTTTATCCGCAGTAAACGGAAGTACCGTAAAAACATTCTTTGACAATCTAAGTCAAGCACCTATGAGCTTTCCAGCAGGACAGATCGATGCAGTGACTGGATTTTTTATCAAGCGTGGATTTGACTCAACAGGTGCAGGTTCAGTTGCAATCGTGTTGCTAAGACAAGCAAGGACTGAAAATGTCAATGTTTTTACTTTATTAGATTCCTTAAAGGGATTAACCGATGTACAACTTAGCCAAGTTGTAGCACAAGTGCTAAACGCTAGTAGAGACAGAACTAGTTTGTTAGGGTTTAGGACTGCTCCTATCACTAACACGTACGAAGCACGTAACATTTTAATCTAATATGGCTAAGTTTGCACGTGGCAAATTTGTAATGAAGCACCCTGAGAAATATGTAGGGACTAAGGTTCCTACTTATCGTAGTAGCTGGGAATGGAGCTTTATGAATTTTTGCGATAACAACAAGGCAATCCAAAAATGGGCAAGTGAAGCAATTCAAATTCCCTACAGAGATCCATTAACTGAACGCCAAACGGTATATGTCCCAGATTTCTTTATACAGTATGTGGACAAGTATGGTAAAGTTTCTACCGAATTAATCGAAATTAAGCCCGCTAGTCAAACAGTTTTAGAACGTGTGGGCAAAAACAAGTTCAATCAAGCACAGTACGTTAAGAATCAAGCCAAATGGGCCGCCGCCAGCTTATGGTGCAGACAGCAGGGCATTAAGTTCCGTATTCTTAATGAAAATGATATATTCAGTCAGACATAAGCATAAGTAGTATTATGACTAAAAAACTTGAAGAACTACTTAATCTTCCCGAAAGTAAAAAAATTATTAAGGAAGAAGAAAAACAACAAAAGCGCGAAGTAGCGGCTCCGTTCATCCGTGACATACACGAGTTTGATAAGATTTCAGCGGCATTACCCCCGGTAAAAGGCCTTGGCGATGCAAGCGATAGTGAATTTGACGACTTAGCTAAAAAAGCTACAGAGGCGTATGATGATTTAATGGACTTGGGCATGAACGTTGAAGCACGTTATAGTGCCCGCTTGTTTGAAGTTGCGGCTAGTATGTTAAAAAATGCTGTAGATGCAAAAAGTGCCAAGATTGATAAAAAGCTCAAAATGATTGAACTACAGCTTAAGAAACAAAAGTTGGACAATGATGCCAATAGTTCAGACGATGGCGTTACAATTCAAGGCGATGGTGTTATTATTACAGATCGTAATAGCCTAATAGAAAAATTAAAGAATTTGAAATAAATACAATACTAGGATTACACTATGAAATCATTTAAAGAATACTTGACAGAAAGCAAAAAAGTTTACGAATTTAAGGTAAAAATCATCGGTGAATGTCCGAAAGATTGCTCTGCAAAAATTAAAGCCGCATTATCACAATATCATGTGAATGCAGTCAGCGAAGGCAAACGTACACCTGTACAGATGAATCATTCATCTTTCCCAGAACACAAAAACATCGAAATGAGTATTTTCGATGTTGCAACAAGTTACCCAGCAACAAGCGTACAAATTCGAGATTTGATTGCACACGGCCTAGGTAAAAGTATTTCAGAAGTTCAAGCATTAACTACACTTGAAGCAGAAGAACTTGTAATTAATCATCAGCATGACCAACGTACAGGCAATGCAATCGTTGGAACAATCCAAGATGCTAGCGATAACAGTAGCTTGGTTGGCGACAAATATAATTTAAGTTTCTTAAAAGAATTAAACAAAGAAAAACATCAAGGTACCCAGTACAAAGGTTACAATGATGAAATTCTAGCAGACAGCGTTCCAGGACTTGCTCCTGAATATCGTAAGACTAAAGAAAGCACAGTTGAAAAAGCTCATCGTAGCCCTGTTGCTAAACGCGGTGATGACATCGGCAAACAAGCTATAAGGATGAAATAATGAATTTAAATCAACTAATATCAAAATTAAAAGCAATCGACGAAGGCGAAGTAACTTCAGCACCTCCAGTTGCTCCTGAACATACAGACAAGCCAGCAGAAGCAGAAGGCATTATTATCGGTGGACCAGTGCCTCCAATGATGGGCGGTATGGGAATGATGGGTCACGAAGAAGCTCCTAAGCAACCTGACAATGTAACAATGAATGTTAGCATTAACGGTTCAGGTGCAGGTGGCGTAAAAGATCTAATGAACATTTTACGTGATATCGAAAACGGTCCAGCATCACATGTTGGTCAAGTACACGATAATGAACCATTGTTTGGCGGACCAAAAGGTCACGAAGAAAATGTAGGCGAAATGTTTGATGACGATAAAGAAACATGGGGCAACAGCGCACATGGTGATGCAGGCCATCATACTCATGGAGTAGATGCAGTTACAGCTAGTGGCGATGACATGAATCGTTCTAAGCCAGCACATAAACATAGCTATCGCAATGCAGATAACCCAATGGCAATGGAATCATTAGTTGACCGTTTAAGTTCAATGTATCAAGCTATTAAAGAAGAACGTACAGAAGAAAAAGATGAGAAAGGCAATGTTGTTAAATGGAAAGAAGAAACTCCATGGCGCAAAGCACAAGACAAAGATGGCCGCGGCAAAGTAACTAACATGAGTGATAAAGCTCGTCGTGAATCAGAAAAACTGGCCAAGAAAGAACTTAAAGAAAATGCTACGCACGTACCTATCGGACAACAAATGGCCAATGATGGTATTACTTATAGCGGCGCTAAAGAAAAAGAA